GAAAAAAAAAATTATTCTATCTTTCTTTTATAAATTCAAATTTTATTGTAGTATAGTTTATATAGTATAGTAAAAAAAAAAAAAAAAAAAAAAAAAACCTAAACCTTGTTCTTTGACAACTCCATGCCCAAAAACCTAAGGATCTGTTTGGCCCTTACCCTCGAGTAAGGTCCTTACAGGATCTTAGGAGAGACCTAGGATCTAGAAGAAGGAGATAGTCATGACCGAGCAGCAGATCCAGGACCTCGAGACCATCCTCGTCGAGGACGTCGAGATCGAGGAGTCGGAGGAGCTGACCGTGGAGTCCGTCGTCGCGGAGCTGACGGAGACCGCCTTCGGGACCGACGAGGAGGTCACGGCCTACAAGATCGCGAACGTGGTGAACGGGGCCTTCAAGGTCCTGGAGATCGCGAAGGTGATCCCGACCCAGATGATGTACAACTACACCCGGAACGGTATGATCGTGAAGGGTAAGAAGGGATCCGCGAAGGAGATCCGGTACACCAAGGACGAGGTGAAGGCCTTCGCCACCAAGTACGTGAACAAGTACGCGAACTGACCCGGGAGGGGGCCCCGAAAGGGGCCCTCCAAGGTGGTTATGGGTACCTAGAAGGCCTAGGTATCTTTAGTGACCTTGGAGGCACAGTGAACATCAACAAGTGGATCGCGGTGGTCTTCCTGACTGCCGTAGTCGTTCTGGTCATCGTCACTTCCAACTGAGAGGTTCATACCATGTCGGAAGAGTTCGCACCGAGTACTTGGGCCATCTTCAAGTTGATGGAGATCATGTCCAAGGTCCGTATGGAGGCGGATCGGAAGGAGTCGGACAAGGAGTCGGACAAGTGAAGGATCTGTTCGACCTCTTCATCTGGGGGGTCGGGAAGTTGGGCCCGGCATACCTGTTGATGGTGGTACTCACTGCTATGAAGTGGGGTTAGTCGGAAGGGGTTCCGAACCCGGGGCCCCTCCGAAGCAAAACTCCACACGGGCGGGTCTCCTAAAGTACACGTTTACAAGATTAAGATCACGTGATACTAAAATCACAATTGTGGCTTAGTTAGGAAAAACACTCGGTCAAGTGGAATAAAAACACGAAACGGGAATCAGGATAGGAAAAAGGGGAACGAACCTGCCATGTAACATCATCTCTCTTCTAACCTAGTTATATATAGCATAGAAATAATAAGACCCATATAGAGTTCGCGAACTGTATGTCGGACATTTAGTTAGAGAACGACGCTGCTTTTGGCCTGGTTTAGGGAGGGTTTCGGGGGATTTTCCGAGTCGGTGTTCTGCAGTGAGTTATAATGGCCGAATTCCAGTTACACGCAATAGCGACCTATAACTCACTGGGGTACATTAGAATCGTAAGTGCCACCCCTATGGCTCCATTAGAATCGTTAGGAATCACCTTGAAAGTCAAACGATTCTAACGTGAGTCGATCTTGGTTTCGTAGTAAAATAGAACTAGGTTAAGAGAGGAGAAAAGGTGCACACATTCGTCATCGTCACCACGGCTGATTCGTCCCGCCCTGGACTAACGTTCAAGGTCGAAATGCCTGCCTGGTCGGTCGAGACTTGGTATAAGGATGCTGAGGTCTTGGCCCCTGACCGGCACTGGAGGTTCGCAATGCCCGATGCTCCTGCGAACACGGCGATCACACAAATCGCGTCCGACGGGCAGGTTTCGTGTGAGAGGTTCCAGCTCACCTGGAACCAGGTGTTGGAGCTCCTTCGGAACGCGGACTACAACTACCCCGAGGACACAGAGCGTCGACAGGGACGTCCGGAGAAGCGTGTACTAGTAATGACCACAAGCAAGGAACGGCGTACGGGTCAGCTGGTCGCACGGGGTAGCTACTGATGGATCGGAAGCGAGTAGCACTAATCGAGGACCTAAAGAACATTGTAGCCGAGATCGTCCTCGACGCACCGAACATTAACCCCAAAGCGTCCCGGGGCAAGACGTACGTGAACGCGAAGGTCGCCAAGATCCTCACAGCGTTCGAAGAGCATCAAAAGTAGTCCTTGCAAAGGTCTACGAGGTTCCCTGTAAAATAAAAAGAAAACCTCAAAACAAAAACTCCTAACCTACGGAGCGAGACGTGCCGAAGCAAAACAAAGCACTCGAGGACAAAATTCGCGAACTACAGCTCCGTAGGTTGCGTTCGACGGACGCTGTGGTCCGCAGAGGTAACAAGGAAGTACCGGCCAAAAAGAAGAGCAAACCACTGGGTTACAAGATGCAGAACACGTTCGAGCGGAACCTTCGAGGTGTACCTGGAGGGAGCCGGAGTAGGATGGCTTCGGAGCTTCGGATGATCGAGGCCGAAGGGACTGGTTGCAAGACTAGGAAAGAGGAGATCGGCCTCCTCAGGTCAGCTAGGAACGCGAACACAACACAGGGCTCCTACGTAACAACGGTAGTCCGGGAGCCGCAAGGTGTGGTTTCCGATGCACAAGGACGAAAGGCGTTCGGACGATGACCGAGATCGAGAAGCTGTACCTGAACTACCTCGACTGTGGCGAAGGGCAGAAGCTGTCGTTCGAGGAGTACCAGGAGGAACGGAAGAAGTGGCAGGGCATCTTCGCCGAGGTCGATGCCGAGAAGATCCTGAAGGACGCAGCAGAGAGGTTGGAACGATGACACTGGTCTGGAACGCTGAGAAGGGTCACTTCGAACTGCTGGACAACGGTGAGTTCCTGGTGGCGCTGAGCAAGGCTGACCTTCCGACACTGGCTGGGCAGCTCCTTGGAGCGATGGGACTGGAAGTCGAAGCCTATCCGGCGCTGGTCGACTACCTTCACGTGGAGGACGGCGATCCGGTGAGGAAGGATCCGACGCCGTTCGAAGCTTTCGGATGGAAGCAGTACCACCTGTAGGAACGGGTTTCATTGGCACAAAACTGGTCACTCCTCTGAAGAGGAGACCCCGGCCGTGTGGAGTTTTGTGCCTTTGATGTCCGCTTCGTACCATGTGGGAAGGAGCCACAGTGACCAGGATTTTGATCGAGATCGAGGTTCCGTACGCAACTGAACTGGCCTTGGTGGCGGAGGTCGTACGGGTGGATGCTGCGCTGAGTGGGGACGAGGATGCGATTCGTCCCGAGAAGGTGACTGCCCTGGACGTAGTAGCCCTACAGTTCTTGGGGATGTCGAACTACGACTACACCGTGACGCGGTGCGAGATGACGGAGGGGTAATGTACTTCACCGAGGCTGACCAGCCGGTCGTGTTCACACCGGCAGAGGTGCTGTGGAAGAAGGCCAACCCTGGAACGCCTTCGATGGACTACATCGAGGAGCTCCTGTCTGCAGCCGGTAAGGAAACCTTTCCGATGCAGGTCGAGAGGCTGTCGGCCGACTACCGTTCCGGCAAGATGCGACGGGTGGAGTTCCTGGAGGAGCTCTCCGACATGCTGAAGGAGGAGACATGCCACTAATTCCCGTAACTGAGTTCAAGTGGCCGAGTTGGAACGACATTGGGCCGCTGTTCACCATGACCTGTAAGAACCACACGTTCCTACGGTGGTCGACGAAGCACCCGACCCACCGTTCGTTGCACTACCTGGGACTTGCACGCGACGTGGAGGTCACCAAGGAGAACGCTTCGTACATGGGCAAGGAGTGCCCCTGCAAGTGGGAAGACCTACTAGTGATCGAGGAGGAGACGGAACGGTGAGGTCCTCGAAGAGGGCTCGGAAGAAGTACTGCCTGTGCTCTGACTGCATTCGTTGCGGGTGTGGCCAATGGTGGCATCACAAGTTCCTGAGAAGGGGAGGACGAGGATGAAGGTCACAGCCAAGCATGCGTGTCTGACGCACAACGTGCAGCACGAGGTGGAGATCCCGACTGAGATGGTCGCCGGTTACAAGATGTGGACGGAGGGGAAGATTCCGTTCGTCCAAGATGCGTTGCCTCTGCTCCCTGCAGGAGAACGAGAAATTCTGCTGACCGGGACGTGCCAGGCGGCTTGGGACGAGATGTTCGCAGACGAGGAGTGCGACGAGGACTGCGATGCCTCCTCGCATGAAGGGAAGATGTGCCGGTGAGCTACGAGAAGTACCGCGAGTGGTGCAGGACCTTGACTGACAAGGAGTTGAACAAGGAGATCGACAGGAACACGGCCAAGTGCAGGCAGACGACTGGGCAGGTCAGGGAAGCTTGGGGCCGAATGCTGGCGGCCTCGATTGCCGAGCAGAAGCGTAGGGACGACGTACCCCTGAGCAAGCACCTGGCCTGAGAGCGAAACAGTTCGACTTCGAAAGGGGTCGGCTGTCGTCCACTGACAGTGGGCCTGACGAGCTCTGGAGGTAATATGCCGGACGACGACTATGGAGATGAGATCTCGGAGCGGCGAGCTGCCGAGATCGAGGAGTACGTGAACGGTGAGGTTACTGCCAAGATGTCGTACGAGCAGTACGTTCTCATCGCAGCGTGCCTAGCCGAAAACCTCACCAAGGAGGACGCGAAGCAGCTGGACAGCATCGAGTGGAAGAGAACGCGATGACCGAGGAGTACGATCCGATCGAGCACGAAGGCCTGAAAGATCAAAGGACAGGAAGTCACGGGCGTGTGGTGTCTGTGAGGCCGCCGAAGGCATTCCTCGGTAACAGGGAGGAATATCACTTTACCAGGCAGTACGCTACGCACGCAGAAACCTGGCACATCGTCGAGGACGCTGGAAACGACGAGGAGTACCTGGCCAGGCGGAACATCACCTTCCAGGACGCGGAGGGCAAGTGGTGGTGGATCTGGCACTCCTACTTCCACCTGTCGCGTTTGGCCGATGAGGACTTCATGGAGATTGCCGCCATTGCCAACGAGCAAGAGAAGCCCCTGTGGCAGGTGATCCTGTGAGGCGGAAGATCCCGAGGGGCGAGAGTCTTCGGATGGCTTCGATGTACGAGAGTGGCATGACCATTCGGGAAATCATGGCGAAACTTGGTCGTGCGTACGGCAGTGTGTATGGAGCACTGTTCCGCGAAGGTGTGCAGATGCGTCCGAAGGGTGCACAACCACGCAAGAGGTAAGGTCGAAACCCGAACCACCGCAAGTGGGGAGGGTCGTCCAGTGATGCTGGGCCTGATGAGACCGTAAAGGCTCACCGGAACGGTTGAGCGAAGGAGGGTCAAATGGAGAAGACCAAGCTGAAGCACCTGGGTGAGCTCCTGAACGATGTGGTGATGAACCCGGAAGCAGATCACTTGGCAAGGCTTCGGGAGATTGGCAATGATCTTCGGATCGCTGCGATGCACGAGGCCGGCGTGACCGCTTCGGACCTGGCTGACGAGGCACAGGAGAACAGTCCGCGTATCCAGCACTTCTGGACGTTGCAGAGCCTGATGATGGCCAAGGTGTACATGTCGGCAGCGAACGACCTGTCGCACTACGAGGAGTTGGATCGATGAGCTTTATGGACGTGCTGAACCAGGAACCTCATCCTGGATGGTTGAAGGTCCTGGCTAAGGTGGACGAGATCGGCCAGAAGGACGGCTACCGGTTCTCGACGCGATCGCCTGCCCTGTACGATGGCCAGAAGAAGTGGACCTACTGCCATGTGAAGTTCTACGTGGACGAGGAACTTCGGGAGCAGGAGCTGTACATTATCTCCTCGGACGGAACGAAGGTTCAGGTCGAAGGCCCGTTCGACAACTCGGGCGACGAGTACTGGATGGAGCAACTCGAGGACCAGTCGAACGCTCTGATCACCTCCGACTACAAGCACTATCGCGTTCACCCCGATGGTGCGAACAGTCCAGCAGGGTTCGGTGGGAGTCAGTTCCGCATTCGGTACTTCGGCAAGGACTGGGAGAAGTTGAAGGCGAACGTGTCGACCTTCGACATCGACCCGGAGACCGAGCAGCCCATCATCCGTACGCGGAACCTGTGGATGCAGTCTGCGATCCCGAAGAAGCACCAGCATCTGTTCGAACCGAACTGCAAGATCCTCTGATGGACGAGGAAGAGCTAATTCGACTCGAGCATGGTACGCCTTCGGGCATCGGTGAGGCCGTGGCTGCCATAGTGTTCCTGCTGGCTGTCGGTGGACTGCTCACGTTCATCATCATAGGAGTCTTCTGACCAAAAGTGATGCTTGAAAGGTTCTATTGTCCTGCGATAGAATTAATGTAGCGCGAAAAGCTAAGGAGGACAAGGTGACCAACCTGGAATTCCAGGTACAGATGGTCGAGTACAACATCCTCGTCGCAGAGCAGTGTGCGTCACGGCTCGCTGAGGAGTTCTGGAAGGAGACCCAAACGGGTACCTTCATCAACTTCGGCAGGATCAGTATCGCTCACAGCTTCCACCACCAGGTGGTCAACCAGCCGAACGAGTTCTTCCAGATGTTGGTCGAGCGTACGTTCAGGAATCGTCTCAAGGAACTGGAGAAGGCACATGCGCGTGTGTAAGAATTCTCAGTGTGACGAGACTGTACACACTCCGGACGACAGGACTGGTCTGATCCACACCAACGGCAGGTACATCTGCCGGCGAAAGAACAACGGCCAGCACACGGCTGCCGAGTAAGGAGAGTACTATGGACAACATCACCAGGATCGCTGAGGAGTTCACGGGGCTGGAGGGCAAGGAGGCTCTGTTCGCACTGATCGTGAACGCCGTTCAGGAGTACCAGACCTTCGACGGTGAGCAGGTCACGCTCAAGGAGGCCGAGCACAACCTCGACACGACGCTGCAGGCCATCAAGGAGAACATTCAGGACTAGTAGCACGGGGCGGCTTCGGCCGCCCACCTGCTCCTGTACGCTGCGATTGGCTCGGCCAGGTCTAAGGGACGCGTAGAGGTTGGGAGTTCGAATCTCCCCAGGAGCTCGTATCTATAGAAGGGAGGGAAATATGAATGACTGGGACGCTCACGTTCTAGAGAGTGGTCAGGGAGACGGCGATCTCGAAGACGTGGACTTCAAGCCTCTGTCGCCGAAGCAGGCGCGGTTGAACTATCTCAAGTTCATCCGTGACGTTGTCTTCGGCAGGTGGGACAGTCGCCTGGAGGTTGTGCAGTGTCGCAAGTTCCCGGAGTTCGGAATGATCCAGCGTGACCAGATCGACAACATCATCCGAATGGCCGAAAGGGGTGACGACTTCTACATCCTGGATCGCCCAGGCTCTCTGCAGCCACGAAAGATCGAAGCCAGCAAGTGGTCCGACGATCCGAACGACCTGGTAGGCAAGGAGGTGACGATCAACTTGAAACCTATTGGTGCTGCGTACATGTCGCACGAACAGTACGCCGCACTCGCACAGATGCGAGCGGATCTGTACGATGCGGCCAAGGCGCTACACGATCCCAACGTCGCCTATGTTCAGGTCGAGACAATCGGCAAGATCACACGGGACACCATCGGTCACTACTGCACGGCATACGGTGTTGAAGGAGTCAGCACCAACTACAAGGAGGACGACATGAACAGCTCGCTCGACCCTGAGTTCCTGGAGCGCGAGGCAGCTCGCATGCTGGCTCGAGCCGAAGTGCTGCGGGCCATTCCGCAGACGGACACCTTCGGCGACGGCCAGGTGCTCACCTTCGAGAAGAACTTCCACAGCGGTGTCACGTACTACTACGCGGCCATCAAGAGCGGCGAGTGGTGGTTCGTCACGGGCAGCCGTGCACCGAGCAAGGTGGAGTGGGTCAGCCTCATCGAGTTCCTGAGCACGGAGGGCATGAAGACCCTCAAGGTCGTCGACCGCGAGCGGTCCATCCCGATCGCCGACTACGTCAAGGGCGTGCAGAAGGTCCTGGAGGACAAGTGAAGCTGTCGAAGCTACTGTCGGAAGGTCAGCTCGAGGTGATCGACGACAATGATGACCCTGAGGTCTACATTGTCACGGAAGGGCCCCTGCTTCCAAACGCTGTGTACGACTTCGACCTGGGCATCGACGGGAATGGGAGGCTCACGCTGTGCCCGACGGTGAGGAAGACCTCCTAGGTCGCTGGTACAGAGTGCATCAGCACCAGAAGCGTGGAGTGCTGGGTCAAGAGTACATCGTCACCAAGGTCGTCGGCGACTGCGTGTACTACAAGACCTGGTACCTCAGCGGGTGGAAAGCCCTACGTACCAGCAAGCAGGCACTACTCCAGAACTACTCGAGGGAGAAGCCAGATGGAAGTAATACTGGATCCGGAACTCCCTCACACGGTAGTGATCGAGCAGGAACCAGGTATGTACCTCATTTCAACTAGAGCGTCCACCTGGACGTTGTTGGAAAAGTACGGCGACAAGATCTTCGATCCAGCACCTGACCGCCACGCCAACGGCGGAGGATCGGGGAGAGGACTGCAGTAGCTTTACACCCTAACTTGAAGTGCGCCTACACTTCATGGGGTTGGGGGTGCGCCTGAGATCTCGGCCGGCGGCCACCGGAAGGGATCCGCCCGTTGGGTCATGAGGGCAACAGGAAGTGCAGGTTCGATTCCTGCCAGGCGTACGTGAAACCTGTAACTGTATTCAGTGTCGTAGTAGCTGCCGGAATTGGTCCTGCAGTAGCACTAGGTATGGTGCTAGGTGAGACGTTCCGTAGTGAGCCTCCACCGAGTACTGGTGTTCAGGTAGAACACTCAACAGGGATGGGAGAGCGCACACAGGAACAAGACGTTAGACAGACGTCAAAGGCCCGTGTGGTGTTTGTTCCTACCACTCCAACGATTGTTAAACAAGGGAGGCCAAGGCCAACCAAAACTCCACACGCGCGGCTGACTCCGTCTAGTGTGTCTCCAAGACCATCTAGGACTTCAGCTACACCTGTGCGAACGCGGACTGCGCCACCACCTTCGAGTAGGGCTCCGCAGCCAACCTTCACGGTAACAAAAAGTGCTCCAGTGGCACCTCTTGAAGAGTCCTAAGGCGCTGCGCTATAATTGAATTAGCGCAAACATCTGGAGGTTGAGATGGCAACCAAGGAAGAGTACATCGATGCTGTAGGCATGGCAGCCGACTTGATTCGGGAGCTAGTAGAGGCTCCGGAGAGCATTGACGTACCTATCGAGGGCATTAGCCTCCGCGACAGAGTCAACTGCTGGTTCACAGAGCCTGCAGTGGTAGCAGAGACGGACAAAGAGGTCCACAAAAAGATCACGAACTTTCCTAGATGACAGTCGTGACAAGAGCAAGGAAAGGGAGTAGAATTAAATCATGGCACTGAGGAAGAGCCGAACCAAGACGGCGACCGAAGAGGTTCGCAACGACGGCAAGAGCCCTGAAACTGACATCACCAACGAGAACCAGGAGAACATCGAGATGAGCACCGCAACCGAACCCCAGTTCGCCGAACCGGACTTCGAGAACGTGGACGTCGACGTGGACGCGCCGGCCGAGGCCTCCGAGGACACGGTGGCCGCACCAGTCGAGGGCGAGAAGCTGGCCAAGGACAAGAAGGAGTCGACGCGTCCGCCGGTTCCCGAGGGCAAGGTCAGCCCGGTCCAGTTCGCCAAGATCCTGTCGGAGCACCTGCGCCAGGAGCACCCGGAGCTCGGTGTGCGACTGCCGGAGGGACAGAGCGTCGCGCCGCAGGTCGTGTACAGCTACATCAAGAACAACGGCCCGGAGAGCAAGAACCCGTTCCCGGCCACCAAGGCCGAGGGCCGCACCGCCGTCGTCGACCCGCAGGCCGGCCTGGAATGGTGGGACGCCAAGGACCTGCGCGTCAAGGCCCAGAAGGCTGGCGCCGCGGAGAAGGCGGCCAAGAAGGCGGCCAAGGGCAGCGAGTCCAAGAGTGGAGACGCCCCGACCGAGGTCGCCGAGCAGGCCCCGATCGTCGAGGCCGAGTAACAAGGGTTAGCGGCGTACCCCAAAGCAGCCGCTTCGCCGGAAAGCCCTCAAGCCATCGCCCCCCGCGACCCCAGCTTGGGGGCTTTCCTTTAAGCTCCATCGGTTTTAACAATGTTACATCGTGACTTCCCTTGTAGAACTAGGGTATAATTAGATGGTAGAGTTCGACAGACAGAGAGCTGCACGGATCGTAGGGGAGACCATCGAGTCCATAGACGCGATGCTGGAGCATCATCAGTCCGACGGAACGTATACGTCGCCGGAAGAGATGCTCAAGGCACACGTGGAGCTCAAGGACGACTACGGTACGATGGTAGCACTCAAGGAGCACCTGGAGCAGGACTGTGAGTGACGTGGAGGAGCTGACGCCGGCTCTCTTCGAACACGCCAAGCGGCTGTACGAGGAGATGCACAAGCGCAGCAACAGAGAAGAGGTCGAAGACCTCGATGATCCGTCGGGCTATCGACAGGTCGATGTGTACATCGGCCATCTGACGCGGCTGTTCGCAGAGCTGCAGATTGCCAACCCCTACTACACCAAGATCATGGCAGCGCTCAAGGCGCAGGGCTGTATCGAACAGCTACGTCGTGGTGGAGGCTCTGCTACGTCCAAGTGGCTCTTGAAGTTTCCTCCTGAGGAGGAGACCTTCAGGCAGATCTTGGAGCGCAAGCGTGCGCCCAAGGGTAAGACTCATCAGCTCGAGCAGCGGACGCATGACCTCATGCGCCTGTCGCAGTCGCTACAGGACGACATCGAGCGTCTGGAGATGCGGCTGCAGGTCGTCGAGCGGAAGCTGGAGGCAGCCAAGTGATATGGGCTGTCTCATACTCACACTGGTCATCGGGGCATGTTTCGGACTCATCGCTTTGGGGTGGTGGATCAATGGAGGATGGGGATAACGAGATCTGGGGCTCCGAAGAGGAAGACTCTGGGTGTCTGACGGTCATACTAGAAGGGGTCGTTCTGTTGTTCGTCATTGCCGTACTGGCTCTGGGAATCGTGGTGTTGTTCCCATGAGCGCTACGTGGGAGGAAGCCAGCCGCTGTCCTCGTGACGGACAGTTCCAAGGCAAGGTCACCTCGAGGAAGCCTGTCCAGGGAGGCGGTCAACTAATCACGTTGATCTGTCCCGAAGACAACTGCAAGTACCACGAGATGGGCTGGATCGTGCAGACTCGATCCGACGGAAGCATTCCCGACGTCACACCACCAGACCAGCGGGAGAAGTTCTTCCCGCGTACGTCCATGTCTTCTGCTCGCAAGCAGATGGTGCACGATGCACTGGCACGTCAGGTGGAACTGGAGCAACGCCCCGGACACGAAGTCCACGGGTAGCATCAAGTCTAGCCACAAGGTCTAAACGACCTACAGAGACCTGACTAACACCTGGGAAACTCGCGTCTAACCCACCTTCTAACTCGTCCAACAACAAGTCTAAACTACCACGAGAGAAGAGAAACCAATGACGGAAGAACTGCAGCCGAGGTTCAAGAGGGGCTGCCTCCGCGACTGCTTGAACTACCTGGCCAAGCACCCGAACAAGTCCGTTACGGCCGAGGAGCTCGCTGAGAAGACTGGGTGGGCACGCCACAAGGTCATGCATGCACTGGCCGAGTCCAGCTGGAACAGGAAGGGCGGGACGCGTGCGACCAACCCTCTCGTGGAACGCGTGGAGAAGCTCTCGACTGGCATGTGGCGTTTCGTCGAGAAGCAGGAGCTTGCCGCAGACAAGTACGGCGAGCCAGCGCAGCCCACCTTGGACAAGCTCACGGTCGAGGTGATCAAGCAGCGTCCGAACTACCTCCTCGTGGAGGACATCGACGACGGTAAGATCTACAAGATGACTCTGGTGGACTGACATGAGCTGGCCGGAAGCAATATTCAACTCCATAGCTGCGATCTGCTTCACGATCATCATCGTGAGTACGATCGGTCGCAACAAGCCGAGGCCGCCTCGGCGAGGACTGGACTGACTGGCATGGGCGGCATCGACGGCGCGATCGAAGAGATGCGACTGGGCGACCTCGAGGGCGCTTCGAAGATGGCGCCCATCCCGTATGCCAAGTCGCGTGGCATCTACCCTCAGAAGGTCTACGCTGCTATCCGCAACCACAAGGTGGTGCCTGAGCACTGCTCGTGCGGACGGACGGTGGTCGACGTGGAGGCTGCCGATGAGTACTTCAAGTTGGGGAAGTGGAAGCGAACCGACTCGACAGTACCGGAAGAGGAAGAAGTACCAGGGAGCGACTTGGACGCCTGACACGTCCTCTGCACAAAAGCTTGACGGCGTCTGGTGTAAACACCATCGGCAGAGGCACGGCTACAAGTCTTCCTTGCTCGGCTTCAAACCTGAACGGTACAACGGCAAGAGCTACATCCACTGGTACTGTAAAGAGACAGGAGACGTCTTAGAGACGGTGGTGCTGGGTGAAGATCGTAGGACTAGTCCTTGTAGTACTGGCACTGATGTACGTGATCAGGGTGATCATCCGGAATAGGTGGTGGTGGTAGTGGTCAGGTGGTTAGCGTTCGACTGGTTCACTAGTGTACACCAACAAGCAGTAGTGCTACACAGAGTGGACCACGGACGCTCGCAACTGATAAGGGCTGACCCACTCCTGATAGCAGACATCCGTGCACAGTGTGGTCAGACCATATCGCCTAAGCACATCGCACTCCTGGCCTTCTCGGATGCCGAGGCATGGCTGTCAGGGCGAGGACCACTGTACGATAAGTACGGACCAAGACAACTTTGCAGGTGGTGTTAAGTGCTGAAGCTGTACGACTTCCAGGAAGCTTGCGTTCGTCAGGGCATGAACCCTAGGCACCCTGAGACGGACGATCGTAGCTTCCTCATCGGTGACGACATGGGCCTCGGCAAGACGGTGGAGGCTATCACACTGGACCAGATGAAGCGGAAGAAGCACAACTGCTCGTACAGTGCACAGACCTTGGTAGTCACACAGACGTCCGTCATGGGCGCATGGGAGAGCCACTACAAGGAGTGGGCACCTTGGCTCAAAGTGAAGGTGATCAACAGGAAGAACCGGAACGAGTTCGTCGCAGCACTGAAGGTCCGGAATGGTCGTGGGCTGCCGGAGTATCACGTCTTCGTGTGCCACTGGCAGGTGCTGAGGTTTATCGCCGAAGATATCAACCTAGTGAACTGGTTCCACATCATCGGCGACGAGATTCACAACATCAAGAACCGCAAGGCGCAACAGACCCAGGCCTTCAAGAAGCTGAAGACCTACTACAAGACAGGGCTCAGTGGCACATGGGCTGACAACAGGCCCGACGATGCCTGGTCAGTGCTTAACTGGCTCTGGCCGAAGACCTTCAGTTCCTACTGGGGCTTCTTCAACCACCACGTTCTGCAGAAGAAGCACAACGAAGGCTACTGTCTCGCTGACGAGTGTGACAAGAGTCACAAGCGTCCGTTCACTGAGATCGTTGGAGTACACGACCAGCAGCTCATCCATAGCAGGATGGGTTGGGGCTACATCCGGCGGACGAAGGAAGAGGTCTGGAAGGACATCCCGGAGAAGACCTACGAGGACCGAGTTGTCGAACTGGACCCGAAGCAGCGTCGCACGTACGACATGATGGCCAAGGACATGCTGGCATGGGTTGGTGCTCACGAAGACCAGCCCGTGGCAGCTCCAGCAGTCATTAGTCAGCTGGTACGTCTGCAGCAGTTCGCTGTAGCGTACGGTAAGATGGAGCTGGTGTACAAGAACGGTGCACCACTACACCAGTTAGTGTTGGACGAGCCGAGCAGCAAGCTCGACGCGGTCATGGATATCATTGGAGCGACCAATGAACAGATCGTGGTTTTCGGACAATCAAAACAGGCCATCAACCTCTTGGCAGCCCGCCTTGAAAAAGCTGGCGTATCCTTTGGGGTTCTTACTGGTGACACGAAACAAGCGGATCGTGATCAGTATATTGAGAAGTTCCAATCTGGTCGCCTGCGAGTCTTTTGCAGTACCATTAAGGCGGGCGGGGTCGGTATCACTCTCACTGCTGCTACGATCTGTGTTTTCCTGGATCGTGCCTGGAGCCCCTCGGCCAATCGTCAGGCGGAGGATCGTCTTCACCGTCTGGGACAGAAGAACGCCGTGCTCATCCTCACACTTGTTGCCCGTGAGACTATCGACAGACAACGTAACGACAAGATCGAAATGAAATGGACTTGGCTCAAGTCCATCCTCACACCCCAGAAGGGATAACCATGTACGCTGGACAGTACTGGTTCGATATCAATGCTCAGAACGGTGTCATCTCTGCCCGACGTAACCCGAGGCGGAAGAAGCGACTTCCGTACCACGCCAAGCGTAACACGGGACAGCTGCCCGTCATGAGCGGCGGAGGTAAATGTTCCCACTCGCTCGCGGCACACGAGGACATCGTCGTGAAGGACGGCACCTTCAATGAGAAGGGCCTCCCCTTTGGGCAGTACCAGACCGTCAGCTACGCCCTCCCCTGCCTTGTGGGACATAAGTCCACAACGAAGAACATCGTCCACAGGGATTCCTCTGGAAGGAAGTGGCAGTAATGGCAGACCCTCGGATCATGCTGCGGATCAACGTCGACATCACCGACCTCGTCGAGAAGGAGAACTTTCTCGTCGTCTACACCGACGACGAAGACCCGAAGCTGGAGAAGGAAACCACTCTGGAGGAGCAACAGGCCATGACCGTACAGGACATGGCTATGTACGAGAAGCGCTACGTACTCCACGGCGACATCGCGCCTGAGGAGTACTTCACCAACTTGGACATCAGGGACCCCCAGCAGTTCAAGATCGAGGTGGTCGACGGTGCCTGACGACAACCTCTACGACGCTACGCTCGACTCAGCGGCCGTAGAGGACCACGAGATGTTCATCTCCTGGGTACGTGCAGGCTTCACGCAGGAGCAGGCTATGCACCTGCTCATGGGCTACAAGTACACCATCTGGTACAGTGCCATTCGTGCAGTGGAGAAGGACAACAATGGCTAATGTCGTCAATGGCATTCAGGCCGATCACCACAAGTACGTGATCGCTGACCGTATCGATCCGGCTGTTGTGGCTCAGCAGAGCCGTATCCAACTGGAGAAGCGGCAAGAGACCTCCGTCGTCCACCACCATCGAGCTGAGGAGACCTGCAAAGGACGTGAGCACGACTTCTACGGAGTCGAACCTCCTCCGCATAACGTCGTTGCACTACCTAGTTAAACAACCGTAGCGTGCCGCTTCAGTACTCCACACGGGCGCTGGTTCATTCACGAGAGCTCTGGACTTCGTGACAAGTTCATTCGAGATTTCACGTGGACATCGGGCGTGTGGAGTTCTGTGGGAGACATGAGGGGAGGTTTAACAATGTCTGAATCAGTAGAGACGTACGTACGCAACGCTGAGCAAATGGCGCGGCGAGCTATCGACGCCCGTGAGAAGATCTACCAGGGCATGCGTGAGGCTGTGGCAGCGTTCAGGGTGCGTGGTCGAGGCATGCACGTACCGGAGGACGCTAAGCAGAAGTTCCTGAGTAGTACCAAGGCAAAGAGTCTTATCGCCGACAACCGCTGGAACATGACACAATGCATCATGTACAGTGTGCTCGCACTGTCGCGCGCTGCCGCTGGCATGCTCGTCGAGTCGAAGAAGCAGACCAAGCTCCTGCAGAACATTGACCAGAACATCTCGGAGGTTCTCAATGCGGTTCGTAGTAGTGGAGATTCCTGACAACGATGAGGCCGAAGCCTTCGTCGAGGCCATCAAGCGTGGTGATGTCATGTACACGGTACCGGTAGAACCTCTTGTGGAGGGCACAAAGGAGTTCCGCGTACAGACCGGCGAGGGGTGGAAGGTGCCGCAGATGTATGCCGTGCCGACCAAGTTCTGTGACTGTCCCGACTATGCAGGTAAGAGTGCCCGCTCCGCTAAGTACGGCTGGTACGTACATGCCAAGTGTGCCAAGCCCCGTCCGACCAACTACATCCACCCCTACAACCTCATCGAGGGTGCAGGTACCGACCCACGTGACAGAATCTACACCATGAGCTTTCGGGCGAACCGCAAGCCATGGCGGCACGAGGACGAGCGTCGATGAACGAGTACGTGATTGGTAACACCAGTGGCTTTGGCTACGTCGTAGGCACTGAACGGACGAGACGAGAGGTCTCGCAAAGGGGATTGGCGAGTATGTCAGAGGTGTCACGTTCGTTTGTTGCCGCCATTGAGGCGGATGGCAAGGACATCACTCTATCCAAGGCCCTACGCATCATCAACTCTCTCGGGTGCGAGGTCGTCATACGTAGGAAAGGAGAGAAACGTGAACGACAATGAGGACTTCTTTGGACCGTACGAGGAAGAGTTCAAAGAGAAGCCATTGGAGAAGAGACATCACCCAGAGTGCCCCTCCAAGAGGAGTCCTGGCTACTGTAAGTGCCGGGAACTGTACGATGCTGACTACTCCGATGGCTTCGAGATGCCGCAGCGATAGCTAGATCAAATGCCGGCGTTGATTTCCCATTGAGGGCACTATATACTATCTCTAACAAAGAACAACAAGGGAAAAGCGTATGCTCGAAACGGTAAACGACTACATCAACGCCGGTCTGACCCATTCAATTCACACCAGTGAGCGGAGGTCGTTCCGTGGCTGCCGTCGACGGTGGGACTGGATCTCGCGACAGTTCTACTACCCTAACATCACGGCTCGCCCGCTTGAGTTCGGAGTCGCGTTTCATTCCGCCATGGAGGAGTACTACAAGTCCTACCTGGGGCTCTTCGTCAACCCTGACCCTGATGCGTCCTTGGCTATGGCCATCGCAGCCTTCAAGCGAGTCACCCGAGAACAGCGCCTCAAGTTCATCCGTCTGAATGACGGCATCGACGATGAGATGGCTGCGGACTACGACGACCGTGTTCGTCTCGGCGAAGCGATGCTGGAGTACTACTTCACTCACGTAGCTCCGAACCAACACAAGGGTCTCAAGCCTGTCAAGGTCGAGATCAAGTTCGAAGTCCCCATCGCCAACCCCTACACCGGCGAGCAGGACCTCTGGTGCAAGTGCGACTGGTGCTGGCGCCGCTTCGTTAAGTCGGAGTACTACCAGCAAGGCCTCAAGGACATGGAGAAGTACCTTGAAGCCATCGACGAGCTCTGCGGTAGTAGTGGTGAATCAGCCGAACAGGAATTCCAGAAGCAGTGGAAGGGCCTGCCGGTAACGTTCGGTGGCCGACTCGATATCCTGTTCGAGGACTCTGAGGGGAACCTCTGGATCGGTGACTGGAAGACCGCGACACGACTATCAGGGACCGAGACATCGGACGAGTACCTCTGGAACGATGACCAGATCACTGGTTACGTTTGGGCTCTGCGCCTTATTGGTCTGCCTGTGGTTGGGTTTATTTATGCCGAGATCAAGAAGGCTGTCCCCGAAGAGCCTGAGCCTCTCAAGGTCACTCGTCTAGGACGACGTTTCTCGGTCAGCAAAAACATCGAGACCAACTGGGAGCTGTACGAGAGGACTGTCCGGGAGAACGACCCCGAGGCTTATGAACGTGGACTGTACACCGACTTCATTCAGCACTTGAAAGAAGAGGGTCCCCAGTTCCATCGGTGGCACCCTGTCTTCCGCAATGAAGAGGAATGCGTACAGGCTGGGATCAACTTGTGGATGGAGGCGGGAGAGATGACCAATCCGAACCTGCACATCTATCCCAACCAGGGACGCTTCCACTGCAAGGGTCTTGGAGCGTACAGTGGCTGTGCCTTCTGGGATCCCTGTCTTGGTAAGAATCGTGGTGAGGACTACCAGTACGCACTGGACACCATGTACCAGAAGCTGGATCGCCACTACTGGGAAGAGGCAGAACCTACGACGGACAAGCACATGGAGAAGCTATGACCATCACGTACACCGATCCAGCAACGATCGGGTGGCTAGCCTGGCTCGTCTACTTCCTGGTGCTCGAGGGTATTGCCCTCTTCAACTCGAAGCCAGGCGACTCTCTCAGCGAGCATGTCTGGGTCTGGTTCGGTGTCAACCGTGACAAGAACGGTGTGATGCGGAAGAAGACCGGATGGGTTCAGTTCCGTAGGTTCGTCCTTGCAGCATTCATGTTCTGGCTCGGTGCACACTTCCTGACTGGAGGATGGGTGTGACCAAGTTCTTCTTGGGCGCAGCTTGCGGAGTCGCCTTGTATGCCATCGTCGCAGTCATCCTGACCTACCTTGGAGCGTTCAGCTGTGGTTGATATCCTCACTCCTACTAGCTTTGCCGGTCTCAAGATCGAGCGCCCTGACGTTCACGAGATCAGCAAGCTGAACATGCTCATCTACGGGGAGGCTGGCGTTGGCAAGACGTGGCTGGCTGGTTCGGCTTCGCGTGTGCCCAGCATGCGGAACGTTCTGTATGTGGACGCGGAGGCCGGCAAGGCTACGCTCCGAGAACACCCCGACGTCGAGATCCTTCCCGCTAAGAACTGGAAGGCCTACATCGACATCTACAACGCTCTCAAGGCCGGAGGACATTCCTACCGAACAGTGGTTCTGGACTCACTGTCGGAGATCCTCGAGCAGTGCAAAGACCAGGTCATGGTAGAGATGAAAGCTGACCCAGAGAACGAGACTAGGGACGAAGACATCCCTAGCATTCGTGAATGGGGCAAGCTGCAGGTTCGACTCCTTCGTCTCATTCGTCTCTACCGTGACCTTCCTATGAATGTGATCTTCATCGCTCACGCCGAGCGTGTTCAGCTCAAGGGTGGCAAGCACAAGTGGATGCCACTGCTGAACGGTAAGGCCCAGATGAAGGTCCCCACGATCCCCGACATCGTCTTCTTCATGTACAACCAAGAGGTCGATGGTGAGCAACGTCGGTTGATGCTCACTGGTCAGACGGACATCGCTGTCGCCAAGGTGCGTGGCGCAACGATGCCTCAGATCATCGGTGCCGACGAAACTGTCACGATGGAAACCATCCTGAACTACTACAACAAGGGAAAGTGAAAACGTAAATGGGTATCAAGGTTGTAATGACCGAGCAGGAAGCCAGCTCCAAGGTTCTGGAGCCGATTCCTTCTGGCTGGTACAAGGTCACCATCTCGGACGTCGAGCTCCGCGAGAGCAAGTCGGACAAGAACTACGGCAAGCCCTACTACGCGGTGGAGCACACCGTGGCCGAAGGTGACCACGAAGGTCGGAAGGTCTTCTCCAACGTCATGCTCTTCGCTGGCGCACTGTACTCGCTGAACCAGCTGCTCAACGGGCTGGGCATCGAGACGGAGGCCGGCGAGGTCGAGGTGCCGGAGCCGGAGGAGCTGCTCGGCCAGGAGCTGTGGGCCAAGGTCAAGATCACCCCGAAGCGGAAGGTTCGCGACCCGCAGACG